GGGGCAACAGCAAGGTGAACAGCCTCCATTCCCGAGTGAACCTCCCAGCTGGGCTTAATCCTTCACACAGCGCCCGGTATTTGACCGGGCCATTCCAATCGAATAAGGACACGAACTATGAAAGCGATGACCATTTTCAATCACGAGCAGTTTGGCAATATCCGCACACTGACTGATGAGCAGGGTGAGACCTGGTTTGTGGCGAAGGATGTTACTGATGCCTTGGGTTTTCGAGATGCCGAAAAAGGAATACGAGGTCTTGATGAGGATGAGCGGGGAACAACTACAGTTAGTACCCGTGGTGGCGTTCAGCAGGTCAGTACGATTAATGAATCCGGTTTGTACTCTTGCATCCTGAAATCCCGCAAGGCAGCCGTGAGGAAGTTCAAGCGCTGGGTTACCAGAGACGTATTGCCGAGTATCCGTAAGCAAGGCCAGTACGTGATGACAGGGGTTACCCCAAATGTGGGTAGCCCTGCGGAGTCAGGTATTCATCCGGCTAAAGCACTGGAGGTGGTGACTGACTACTTCCAGCTGGCTACCCAGAATCTGCCCAACCTCAGCGAATCTTCCAAACAGGCATTGATGGCTACGCTTACAGAGGAAGTTGTAGGTATTCGCTGCTTGCCTTTGCCAAAAGTTGAAGAACGTTTCTGGACCGCATCGGAACTGGCTGCAGAGTTTTGCATTTCTCCCCAGCGGCTTGGCAAGACCGCTAACCAGAACGGAATGAAGTGTGATGAGTACGGTGAGTTCCGTATCAGTAAGTCCCGTCACAGCGATAAGCAGGTAGAGCAGTTTTTCTACAACAGTAAAGGTCGCACGATGCTGGCTCGGTTGCTCGGTTGTGATCTGGATGATGCAGCGGCCTGATCATGGCTGCCTGCTACCAATGCGGTGAGCCTGCCCGGGGATTCGGGTGGGCACCGGTTCAACAACGGCAATTTACGACAGACACCCTGCGGCAGTTTTGCAGTTTGCATTGCCTGTCACTTCATACCCAACAGATAAAAGAAGGCAGGGATATGCCTATGCTGGATTACAACCCTACAAAAAGCATTAGTGAGCAAATCACTGAAAAAATCGACCAGGCTCTGGAATCGGTGGAGCAGCAGAAGACACCGCGCAGTTATCTCGGGGCTTCACGCCTTGGTGAAGAGTGTCAGCGACGGCTGCAGTTTGAGTACTGGCACCAGCCCGTGGATAAGGGCCAGCACTTCAGAGGTCAGTTACTGCGGATATTCCAGTTTGGTCATCAGTTTGAAGAACTGGCTATCGATTGGCTGAGACAGGCGGGGTTTGAGCTCTACACCGAAACCCGTGAGGGCGGACAGTTTGGCTTCTCCGCAGTGGACGGAAAGTTGAAAGGCCATGTGGACGGGATCTTCAACGGTGCTCCGGCTGGTATTGATATGGACTGTCCAGCCCTGTGGGAGTGCAAGTCCATGAATAATAAATCCTGGAAAGATACGGTCAAGCGGGGCGTGGTGCTGGCCAAACCCATCTATGCGGCACAGGTCGCCTTGTATCAAGCCTATATGGAACCATCCGTTCCTGGTATTTCACAGAATCCGGCACTGTTTACGGCGGTGAATAAAGACACCTGTGAACTCTATTTTGAATGGCTGCCTTTTGATGCCGGTTTGGCGCAGCAGTGCAGTGATAAGGCGGTGGCCATTCTGCAGGCCTGTGAAAGCGGTGAGCTGTTACCGAGGATCAGCACCGATGCCGGTCATTACCTCTGCAAGATGTGTCCGTGGAAACAACAATGCTGGGAGGCAAGAACATGAATAACTGGATGGATTTTAACGATGCGCAGGAGCCGACCATTCTTGATGATCTGGCTGCAGAAGACGTCAAAAAACGCATATTGGATCGACTGACTGACTTCCTTGGATATCTGTATCCCAATGGCAAGATGAAAGGGCAGAAGTTTGTTCTGGGCAATGTGGCCGGAGACAAAGGGAAAAGTCTGGAGGTTGAGCTAATAGGTGAACGGGCTGGTCTCTGGCACGACTTTCAGAGCAGTGAGGGCGGTGATCTGGTGACGCTGGTTGCCCGCTCACAAGGACTGGATGACAAACGTGATTATCAAACCATTGTCCGGTTTATGGCTGACTGGCTTGGTATGCCTTCAATACCGGTTGGGTCTGCCACGGCTCAATCTGCTATTGATGAGCTTGGTGCGCATACGGGCAAATGGGATTATCACGACAGCAACGGCAACCTGGTGGCCTGCGTTTATCGCTACGACACGCCAGAAGGTAAGCAGTTTCGTCCTTGGGATGTGAAGGCTCGCAAGCATCAGGCACCGAACCCACGACCGCTGTACAACCAGCCCCGAATCAAAACCTCAGAAGAAGTGGTGTTGGTGGAAGGTGAGAAAGCAGCGCAGGCTCTGATCGAACAGAATATCTGTGCCACCACCGCAATGAATGGAGCCAATGCTCCGGTGGAGAAAACAGACTGGTCACCACTGCAAAACAAGAAGGTGCTGATCTGGCCTGACAATGATGAAGCGGGAATCCTCTATGCACGAAACGCTGCCCAGGCAATCGCGGATGTTGGAGCCACTTCCGTCTTTATTCTCAAGCCACCGGAAGGCAAGCCGGAAAAGTGGGATGCTGCTGATGCCGTAGCGGAACAGACTGATGTGCGTCACTGGTTGGTTACCGTAGAGCGTAAAACTGTTAAGGAGTCGGTGCCGGTCTACAGCTTTGGTGATCTCTGGGATGATAACTCACCCACGCCTGCTGATTTGCTTTCGCCAAGAGTGTTAACCCCGGGCGGGATGCTGGTAATCGGCGGCGCACCCAAGGTAGGCAAGAGTGACTTTCTGCTGAACCTGCTGGCCCATATGGCTGCAGGTCTGCCATTTCTGGATATGCGCCCCAGTCGACCTTTGAAGATCTTTTACCTGCAAGCGGAAGTGCAATATCACTACCTTAAGGAACGGGTGCAGCAACTGCCCCTGAAGGATTATCAAATTACCCGGGTGCGGGAAAACCTGATGATGACCGCTCGCCTGAAAATGGTGCTGAATGATCAGGGGATCAGGCTGGCTGCAAAATCTATTCAGAATGCTTTTGCTGATACTCCTGATGTCATTGTGATTGATCCGATCCGTAACGTATTTGACTCCGGTCCCGAAGCCAGTAGCGAAAACGACAATAACGCCATGATGTTCTTCCTCAAACAGCGGGTGGAAATGTTGCGGGATATGGTGAGTCCCGAAGCTGGAGTGATCCTGGTGCATCACACTCGCAAGATGTCCAAAAAACAACTGGAAGAGGATCCGTTCCAGGCGTTGTCCGGAGCCGGAAGTCTGCGTGGCTACTACACCTCCGGTATGTTGCTGTTTAAACCGGAAGAGCTGGAGCCTGAACGGATGCTGTATTACGAACTCAGGAATGGTTCATCCCCGGATGCCAAACGGATTATCAAGCGGGATGGTCAGTGGTGTGAAGCGCCTGCCAATGGGTTGAGAATTGCCGGTGATGAAATGGGCAAGAAACACGACGCGGAACGGATTCGTAAGCGGGAGGTGATCGTCCAGATTCTTCACGATGAGGCTATGAAGGGAAATGTTTATACCGTTAATCAGTTTGCTGAGAAGTTTGAAAATCAGTTAGGACTGGGCGGTAAAACCACCATTTATGATCGTATCCAGGTACTGGCTACCAAGGGCTACATCAAGTTTTTCCGCGACTATGATGAGTACAATCTGCCTGCACCCAGGCGCAGTAAGTTTGGCTATCTCTGTGTTGAGGATATGGCTTATGGCGTTGATGGAAAAAGTCTTTGCAGTATAAAACCGACTGATTTTAAGTGTCCGAACACAGGCGCTTTATTGCCGGTAGAAAACTCGGATGTGTGGGTATATCAGGAACAGGATTACAGGGCAGGTGTTGGTTAAATGAGGGTTTTAGACTTCGGTCAGATTTCAGAATTCAGAGACTTCGGGAAAATTGAAATCTGGCTGAAAACTTATTTCAGTTTGAATATCAACGGGTTGCATAGTCTTTTTAGAATTCAGCTCAGAAGTTCCGAAATCTGGAGTCCGAAGTTTGCAACTAGTTGATTAATCAAAGGAATTTCCCGGTTCCAGATTTCAACTTAACCCGTATATATAAATATATACAGGCGAGCCTCCTTTGGGTCGGCCTCGCCTGCTAACGGATATTTATCCAGGGAGCTTCAGGGATGGAAAATAAAAACCACTCAGTGATAACCGTTGACCTTCTGGCCGAACGCTATAGGGAAGCCTGGCTGGTGGCTCGCCGAATCCCCTCAGGAATTCATCTTGGACACTCGTCGTTTTGGCCCGAGTTCAATCCCAATCGCTGGGAGGTTTATCACTCGGACGATGTGAAAATCAAATCAGCAGCACCATCGGCAGAATCTGTTGATCGGATGGTGGAGTGCATGCGCTGGTTGCGATGGCTCAGCGAGGATGAGCGGGAGCTGGTCTGGCTTCGGGCATCGGGGATGTCCTGGCGCGTGATCGCTGAGGAGCTGGGATTGAACCGTAAAACACCCATGACACGCTGGAGCAAAGCGATGAATCGGCTAAAAATCCATCTTTTGCAAAATAATTCAGGGTAATTTGACCTTCTGAGGGATAGAAAATGCTTATATGTCCATCGTTGTCTTTTATGTACATAATTGGCCGACTGGACACTTTTCCGAAATTTGACAAGAATTAACGCTAAGCTCGAAGCAAAGTACATCCAAGCCCCGCACCTCTCCTGGTTCGGGGTTTTTTCATGTCTGCTGATCCCAAAAAAAGTCACGGAAGAACCATGGCCAGAATCCTCGTCGAATCCATCGAACATCGATCCGTTGCCAGCCTGGTGCCCTACGCTAACAACGCTCGTACTCACTCCGATGAGCAGGTGACTCAGATCGCTCGGTCCATCGAGGAGTTTGGGTTTGTTAATCCGGTGCTGGTGGGCAGTGACGATGTCATCGTGGCAGGCCACGGTCGTCTGGTGGCGGCGAAGCAACTGGGGATGGAGACGGTGCCGGTGATTGTGCTGGGCCATCTGACCGAGACTCAACGCCGGGCTTTGGTGATTGCGGATAACCAGATCACCGCCAATTCCGGCTGGGACGAGGAGTTGCTGAAGCTGGAGCTGACCGAGCTGGATGCCCTGGATTTTGATCTCGACCTGATGGGCTTTTCTGATGATGAGCTGGATGGGTTGCTGTTGACTGAGGAGGTCGAAGGGCAGACCGATGACGATGAAGTGCCAGAGCCGGAAGATCACCCGGTCAGCCAGGCTGGAGACTTGTGGGTGTTGGGTGATCATCGGGTTTTGTGTGGCAGTGCTACTGAGCAGATCGATGTTGAAACCCTGATGGGGGGCCAGCTGGCAGACATGGTGTTCACGGATCCACCCTACAACGTAGATTATGCAAATCCTGAGAAAAGCGGCAAAGCGAAGAAAGATCGCCGGATCAAGAACGACAACCTGGGCTCTGAGTTTTATACCTTCCTGCTGGTCGCCATGACCAATATTCTCGGTGTTTGCAAGGGAGCGATTTACATCTGTATGTCGTCGTCTGAACTGGACACCTTGCAGAAGTCTTTCCGGGAGGCGGGTGGCAAGTGGTCCACTTTTATCATCTGGGCCAAGAATACTTTCACTCTGGGGCGAGCAGACTATCAGCGGCAGTACGAGCCCATTCTCTACGGCTGGAAGGAGGGCTCTGACCATTTCTGGTGTGGAGCCCGTAACCAGGGGGATGTCTGGTATTTCAACAAGCCGGTGAAAAATGATCTGCACCCTACGATGAAGCCGGTAGAACTGGTGGAACGGGCCATTCACAACTCCTCCAAGAGTCGTGACATTGTGCTGGACCTGTTTGGTGGATCTGGCTCTACGCTGATTGCCTGTGAGAAGTCACACCGTAGTGCCCGGCTGATGGAACTGGACCCGAAATATGTTGATGTGATTGTGCGCCGTTGGGAGGAGTACTCGGGCAAGGAAGCCTTTCTGGAATTAAATCAACTGACCTTTGAGCAGAACAGGGAGCAGAGGCATGGACGATCTCTCGCGGCGACTGGATCAGATTGATTCCAAGCTCGACAAGCTCAGCGATGCAGTGTCCAGGCTGGCCATGATCGAGGAACGAATCACCCATCAAACCACCAGTCTCAGCCGTCAGAATGAACGGCTTGATGAGCAGGATAAGCGTATTCGTTTGCTGGAGTTCCAGGCCAGTCGCCGTGGCGTCATGCTCAATTACATTGAACGGTTCGGGTGGATTGTTCTGACAGCCGCCATCGGATTGCTGTCGTACTTTTTGAAGGGATAGTCTCAGGGGATGAGTTATGGGCAAGCGTACGGAAACCAACTATCTGATCATTCACTGCTCTGCCACAAGGGGCAACCAGAACATCACCTTTGAAGATATTAAACGCTGGCACACCATGGAACGGGCCTTTATCGATATCGGTTACCACTGGGTAATTGAACGGGATGGTTCGGTGAAGCAGGGCCGTCCTGTTGATGATTGGGGCGCTCATGCCAAGGGCCATAACCATGAGAGTGTTGGCATCTGTCTGGTGGGTGGTCTGGATAAGCACAACGAGCCGGAAGATAACTTCACGCCACTGCAGAAGCGGATGCTGAAACTGCTGATTGCAGGCCATCAGGCTTTGTATCCTGACGTTGAGGTGCGAGGCCATATTCATTTTAACGCAGAGAAAGCCTGCCCGGGCTTTCCGGTTGAACCCTGGCTCTTCCAGGAGAAGTTGCAGGGAGTGGATCTGTGAGCTGGGTGGCTGCTGTTCCCTTGGTTGGGAAGGTGATCGACAAGCTGTTCCCTGATGCGGACAACGCTGACCAGGCCAAGGTGGTTCTGGCTGAGATGGTGATCAATGGTGAGATTGAAGAGCTTGCCCAGAAAGCCGGAATCATCACAGCGGAAGCCAAAGGTGAGAGTTGGCTGCAACGGTGCTGGCGTCCGCTTGTGATGCTGGTGTTCACGGCACTGGTTGTGTGTCGCTGGATGGGCTGGGCGGCACCGGATCTGAGTGCAGAGGTTGAGCTGAAGTTGTTCAGTATTATCCAGCTGGGCATCGGTGGTTACATTGCCAGTCGGGGTGTTGAGAAGGTAGCGAGAACATGGAAGCAAGGAGGGTGATAATAGTTATGTGTCGTGTAGCTGAAGTTTTACCCCTGTTCAGAAAAGTTCGTTATCATCAGCTTGATGCTCTGAAAGCCCCGTCATTACTGGCTTTCTGCAAGGCGGAGGGACCCTGCGAACCTTTAGCTAATGCGGGTATGCAACAGCGCGAGGTTTCGCCAGCGACAGAGTGAAAATCGGGGTTGACTGAGGTTGACAAAAAACGGCTGAGGCCAGTGTTTATCAGGGTTTCAACGTCAACTAAATTATTTTCTGTCAACCTGCCTACTCTTGGTTGACGTTCAGAATGTCAACCAGATTTCTTTGATCCTGATCAAATCTTTTGCTTCGGCAAATACGTAGCCTATGACTGTCCAGAGGGGGGGGTGCCGAAGCCGAGGGGGATCGTTTCGGAGCCTGGCAATAAGAACACTAAACGCCAACCCTCTGGATTAAGAATAAATACCACCCAAATAATAATAAAAACCGCGCACTGCTGATGATCAGCACTTGTCGCCTGGCTTCAAGCGAGGTTTTTTATGTCCGGGTACTGGAGATTGGCACTGTTTTCCGTATCTGAGCGGATTGGAGGATACGGTATAGTCAGTAGAATGGTGCCTTCAACAAACAGGCTGAGACCTTGAGTTGAGTGAAGCATTACCTCAGGGATGAAGTGATACGGTGTCACAATGATGTGAACCGAAGGAAGCCCTGAAAAATCAAGCAGGATGCCCGGGAATTTATAACGACTCCGGTTGTTCTCTACGGACCTCGCCTTGTGCGGGGATTTTCTTTTGGTGATTTATACACCGTCGATCAAATAATGATCATTTGATTTTGATCGCTTTTTTTCCCTGTTTTGTCGTCTGTCTCACTGGTTATCCACCGGGTTATCCACGGAATTAGTGGATGATTAAAGTTATCGGTCAAATGGACGACGGGTTTCCCACTCACCCGCAGTGTGAACAAGCAGAGTCTCGACCTTGACGCTGCGGGCCAGTGCTTTCAGATGATTCCGGGAGGGGGAGAATCGGGGTTGATGATCGGTCCAGAATTCTCCCCAATCACGATGCATGGCCATGGTTCTTGCCCGCTGGATGGAATGGAGGTTCCCCAGCTCAATCAGGAAGATGGCTTCATACATTTCCGAGTACCAGCGATTGAGATAGTCGAGAGTGTTTTGGTCAGGGTGCAATAAGCGACAAGACATAAAATGGCCGTTGGAGAGTTCAACGGCCAGCAGGATCGGTTGATTCAAAGGACAGCCTCCAGTCCGGCGGTGATCCGGTAGACTCTGTCCTGACCTTCAGGCTTTTCTGATTCAATGGTCAGTCCCAGTCGTTTTTTCAGGGCTCCGGCCAGGGTGCCCCGGACTGTGTGCTTTTGCCATCCTGTCTTGTCCATGATTTCTTCAATGACAGCACCTTCAGGCCGAGCCAGCAGTTCAATCACTGTGTGCAGTTTGGTGCCGGTGCGAATTTTGCCTTTGTCTTTTGGAGCAGGCTTGTCATCAAGCCCAATGGCTGCCTTGCCCTGTGGACTGATATCGTAAGTATCAGGCTCTTTCAGGGAAATCAGAAAGCCCCGACTGGTCAGGCTCTGTAACACCTTCTTCCGGGCTCCGCCTTTGATGGTGAGATCGGCGGCCTGGAGGGTTCCGGTTTTAGCGGCTTGTTGCAGAACATTCTCTTGAGCTGGGGTGAGTTTGCTGTTTTTCATGGTGTATCTCCTTCTGTTTGGGATTTCTTTTGTCCATCTTTGATGCCTAGCTGGTAAGCCTCTTCCAGAGCGCTTCTAACGCACCAGACAGCGACTTCATTGAAATCGTCAGACGTATTTTGTTCGCTCAGGGTATCGAATAGTCGATTCTTTTTAGCGATGGCTTCCAGGCTTTTTGTGATGCGTTTGTTCATTGGGTTGGTCCTTTCGGTTGATTTGTTTTTGTTATGTACAGTTAGGCTCTATAATCGCTGGTTATCAAGAGAAAGCGGATAATTATCAATTGCTTGGAGGGTAGCTCGGGCTCTGACGGGTAATAGAGGGGGCAAGTGGGGTTATGGCGCTACTTTCACAGTCCGAATTTGCCAAACGTCAAGGCTGGAGCCGCCAATATGTAGGAAAACTGGTTAAGTCGGGCAAGATTACCCTGCTCAATGGCAAGATTGACTCGGAGCAGGCGTTGGCGGCCATAAAGGCCCAGTCGGAGCCTTCTACTGAGTTGCGAGCCAAACCCCAAAGCCGAACGGCTCTTCCCTCAGCACCCACTGATTCACGACAGGCGGTTGATTTTGTCACTGCCCGCACCATGCGAGAAGCCTTCAAGGCCAAAATGGCCAAGATGGAGTATGAAGAGAAGGCGGGCAAGCTGACCGATGCTTCAAAAGTCAGAGAAGAAGCATTCAGAGCAGGCAGGATTGTTCGGGATTCATTACTCGGGATCCCGGATCGATTGTCGGATGTACTGGCGGCTGAGAATGATCCGGCGCAGGTACGGCAGTTGTTGATGGACGAGTTCGAGAACATTCTTCAGGCACTGAGTCAGCAATAAGCTCCAACCGTTTTATCAATGGGTAGTCCTTACCCATTGCCATTTAATGTGACAGTGGACGTGTGAGGATAGGCATGGACAGCCCCTATTTCTCTGGATTTTTTGCGGGTTTAAAACCGGATACGCGACTCACTGTCTCTGAATGGGCTGATGAGCACAGAATCCTTCCCATGAAGTCTGCCAAGGAAGCCGGACGATGGAGAACTTCCCGGACGCCCTATCTGAAAGAGATTATGGACTGTCTGTCACCCTCATCGGATGTGGATCAGGTTGCCTTTATGAAAGGCGCTCAGGTGGGTGGTCCTCTGGCATTAGATACGCCTATTCCTACGGTGGATGGTTGGACCACAATGGGAAAGATTCAAGTCGGTGACTGGCTGTTTGATGAGCAGGGTAAACCCTGTCGGGTTCAGGGTGTATCGCCAGTATTTATTGGTAGAGAGTGTTTTACCCTGCACTTTGATGATGGCAAAACAGTAACCTGTGATGGCGATCATCGCTGGCCGGTTTGGGATTTTACCAATGACCAGCCAGTGCAGAAGACGCTGACCACGCAGCAGATGCTGGGTCGAACACTGATTGGTAAAAGTAAACGTCGGCGTTATGCCATTGATACCTGTGCGCCGGTCGAACTACCGGAAAGGGATCTGGTTGTCCATCCCTATGTGCTGGGTGTGTGGCTGGGTGATGGCAATAGCATCATGAACCACATCAGTGTTGATGAATCGGATACAGAACTTTGCGAGCAGTTACAAGCGTGCGGGGTACATGCGGTATTTCGCCTGCCCACCTGGCGGAAAGGGCGCTGTGCGAATATCGTGATTGATCCGACAATCAGGCTTCAATCCTATTTTGAACGGGAGGGAGCTGAAGCCGTTTCCTGCTATGGCTCTAATTTTACCCAGGCGTTAAGTTATCTGGACGTATTGGGTAACAAACATATTCCTGAGGAGTACCTGAGATCCTCCAGGAGTCAGCGGTTAGCGTTGATTCAGGGGTTAATGGACAGCGATGGCAGTATCACTCCCGATGGCAAGCGTTGTGAGTTTGCCAATACCAATCGCAAACTGGTGGATGGGGTGTGTGAACTGCTGGCCAGCCTGGGCTACAAGGCCAGTGTCTATTATCGTTCTCCTAAAACCAAAGCTTATCCGGGCGGCGGGGTCTGTACCAGCCTTCCATGCTGGCGAGTATCATGGACCGCTTACAGTGAAGGCCCTATGTTTCGACTGTCCCGCAAATTTGCGCGAATGCGGCCCAGCAGTAAAGGTCGGCCCACCAAGTCAAAGCGTCGTCGTATAGAGGCGATAGAAACCACGCAATCAGTGCCGGTTCGTTGTATTGAAGTCAGCTCACCCAATCACTTGTATTTATGCGGAAAAGGGTGGATTCCTACTCACAACACAGAGTGCGGTAATAACTGGTTGGGGTATGTTGTACATCATACACCCGGCCCCATGATGTATGTGCTGCCCACCTTGGATATGGCCAAGCGAACCTCCAAGCAGCGGATCGCGCCCATGATTGAGGCTATGCCGGTGCTGAGGGACTTGTTAAAAGATCCCCGTTCCAGGGATTCCGGCAACACCCAGATGGTGAAGGAGTTTCCCAATGGCGTATTGATCATCACCGGTGCCAACTCGGCTACCGGGCTTCGTTCCATGCCTGCCCGATTCCTATTTCTGGATGAGGTGGATGCCTATGAGGACGATGTGGACGGTGAGGGCAGCCCGATCAATCTGGCGATTAAACGGACAGCGACGTTTTCCCGCAACCGAAAGATCCTGATGGTGTCTACACCCAATATTGCCGGAGCCAGCAAGATAGAGGCAGCTTATCAGGCCAGTGATCAGCGGCAATTCCATGTGCCTTGTGTTGAGTGTGGATTTATGCAGGCCATTGAGTGGCCGCAGATTAAATTTGAGAATCAGGATCCTGAAACTGCTTGTTTTGAGTGTGTGAGCTGCCAGCACCGGATGCGGGAGCGTGACAAACCAAAGTTGCTGGCCAACGGTCAGTGGGTTGCCATGAACCCGGATGCTAAAGGAAAAAATCGTGGCTATCACCTGAGTTCACTCTACAGCCCTAATGGTTGGTACAGCTGGCAAGATGCCGTTGCCGATTTTCTGGCAGCGAAAGACAATCCGATTCTTCTGAAGGACTGGACCAATACAGTGCTGGGGCAGACCTGGCAGGAAGAAGGAGAAACGGTTGATCACGAATTACTCTACCAGCGTCGAGAGCATTATCCGGCAGATGTCCCCTGGTCGGTTGAGGTGCTGACCTGTGGCATCGATGTGCAGGATGACCGTGTCGAGTATGAAGTGGTGGGCTGGGGAGCAGGAGAAGAGAGCTGGTCTATTGATTATGTACGCCTTTATGGCGATCTGTCCCGACCAGAAATCTGGTCCATTCTTGCGGACCGGTTGAGGAAACCGTATCGAAGGCAGGATGGAGTGCTGATGAACCTGGCTCAGGTCTGTATGGACTCCGGTGGTCACTATACTGATGAGGTTTATGGCTTTTCCCGCAGGCAGGGTGCTGACTGGTTGATCCCCATTAAAGGCGCTTCTCTGTCGGGTAAACCCATAGCGACTTTTCCCAAAACCCGAAACAAGAAAGGCGTCTATCTGACATTGGTCGGGACGGATACTGCGAAAGAACTGATTTACCAGCGTTACCGCATACTGGAGCCAGGCGCAGGCTACTGCCACTGGCCGATTGCGGATTGCTTTGATGAGGATTACTTCAAGCAGGCCACCGCAGAAGAGAAGGTACGCAAATACAAGCATGGTGTTGCCTACTTTGAGTGGGATGCAAAAAAGAAACGCAACGAAGCCCTGGATTGTCGGGTCTATGCCCTGACTGCGGTGAGGATATTGCAACAACACCGTGGGCTGGATCTGGAACAGTTAGCACTCAGTCGTCCTCTGCCTGATGATGCCATTGAAAACACTAACAATACTGATGCTCCGGATCTGACCAGTCCTGCAAAACGGCGGGTATCCAAAAGTTCATATCTTCAGGGATAATTCTAATAATGAAAGTTTTGGATTTATTCAGTGGGATCGGAGGATTTTCACTGGGGCTTGAGCGTGCCGGAATGGAAACCATCGCCTTCTGTGAGATCGAACCGTTCTGTCAGCAGGTACTGAAACAACACTGGCCTGAAGTCCCCATTTTTAACGACATAAGGAACTTGTCAGCTGATGAGTTGCCAGAAAAACCTGAACTTATTTGTGGCGGATACCCCTGCCAGCCCTTCAGTGTTGCCGGGAAGCAAAGAGGCCAGGAAGATGACCGCCACCTCTGGCCGGAAATGTTCCGACTT